TGCAGACCGTTTACAAGGTATTGAGCGTTAAATTACAAAGACGCTACTTAAGGCAGACTTCTGTAACGTAAGCCTGAAGTGCTTTTAGCTTCAGTCCGTTTTCGTCAGCAACTGCTGCCAGCGATTGAGTAGCTTCAGAACACTCTCTGATGATTGTGTCTCTGGAGTCTGCATCAGTTCTGGCGCAGGTGCTGGTGGTTTGACTTGCTGAATAGGAACGTAACTGGTCGCGCAACCTGTCAAGCTCATTGCGAGTAGAGCGCACAACAGCATCTGAAGTCTTTTTGCTTTTTGCATATTGTTCTTCAACTGTTTGTTTTTCAGCCAATAGTCTTTGCTGCTTCTCATGTTGCGCTTGCTCTGCTTTGTGAGTAGCAACTTCAACTTCTCTTTTTACATCACGCTGCCCAAGCACATACATCTTCCAATGCGATGCCGACAAAGCGACAACAAAAATTACTCCTGCTGCAATCCTGAGATACATAAGGCGTGTTCCTTTTGTCTTCTGTTCACAAGCCCTTGAATCTTGTTTGGTCCTACAAAAACCCATCTAAGCATCTGATCACAGGCTGCCTTGTACTGACCGTCATTCAACAATCTTGCTGCGGTTGAGTTGCAAAACGCTGATGCGCCAATGTTATATGTGAATTTGAGCCAGCTATCATATTCAACCTGACTAAGTGGAACTTTCACGCATTCCTTGATAGCACCCTCAAACTTAACTACATCACGCAAAGCTAGTTTGACAGACGTAACAGGATCGGTTTTGTCGCCAATCTTTACGCCTTCAGTTGTGCCAAACCCGTAAGTAGGAACATCACCCTTGACCGGGATGATTGCTTTGTCTGTGTAGCCCTCAGAGACAAGCAGACTGACAAACGCTGCTGCTGATAGCGTTAGGCTTGCAACAGCGTATCGTTTGTTCATTTGTCAGTAATCTCTTTATAGATCTGCCACATTTTTTGGCAGATAAGGAGCAATGTGTAAAAAAGGGTTGCCCACAAAACCAGTTCACTAACCTGATAGCCCATCAGGGTAGCAATGGAAATCGTAGCTGGCGGTGCTGCTTTAGCGGCAAGGACGCTGGCGGTTTCGGTTGTGTGCTGGCTCATGGGTTACTACATAGTCAAAGGGTTGGGAAATTCGCCTAATGTCATGTAATGTAGATTTTGCCCAATGCGGCTGTCATGCGGAGCCAATTGTAAAGCCTTGTTGCAAAGCTGAATAGCTTCATCCTTAAGACCAAGATTCCACGCTGCAATGCTCGCGTAGTCCCAAGGTTTCTCTGTCCACACAGACGGGTCCATTGTGTAAACAGCTTGTTTGTCAGTAATCTGCAAGGCAGACTTAGCGGCAGCATATGACTCAGCCCACATATTAAGGCGGTAACACTGCACAGATAACTCAACCCAAGGCTCACGGGTTCCCGGTGCTTCAGCAACTGCCAGCCTTAACCACTTCAAAGCCTCTGTAGAGTTACCTTTTTCTGCATAAGACTTACCCAACAGCCTCATAGCGTAAGCTCGTTCATTGGGCCATGTAGCTTCTGGCATTGCCAAATATTTGTTTAGCGCAACAATAGCTTCATCCCACCTAGCGTAGAACGTCAATTCCCTTGCGTGATAGAAAGCATTACGAGGGCAATATGGATCTTCTGCCACAGCTAGTTCAAGCAGCGGCATGTATTGACCACGCGATTTTGTTGGATCGGGATGATGGCTAACCAACAACATGTCTGTGTGTGCGTAGACTTCTTGAATGCGACCATCAGGACGAGGATATTCATGGACCGGGTGATGCCAGTGATACCCGTGACGATGATGGATTTTTTCGTAAAAGAAACTAATCCCACAGCCCCAATCAAACTTGTATCGCAAACGAGTTGTATCGTCTTTCCACACACGTTCAATTTCTTCACGCCATCCCGGTTCTAATATTTCATCCAAATCAAGACTGATAACAATATCAATATCCCGAGGCAACAAAGCAATAGCCGCATTTCGGGCCAAGTCAAAGCGCCAAGGACTGATACATATGTCATGAACTTTTGCTCCACACTCTAAAGCAATCTTCACCGTATCGTCTGTTGAACCTGTGTCAGCAATGCAAATCAAATCTGCATCTTTGGCTGAATCACAAAACCGTTTTACAAATTCTGCCTCGTTTTTACTGATTGCAGAAACTGCTATCTTGAGTTGTTTTGTCATGTTTTTGATTAAAAGAAAGCAAAGAAATTTCCGAGATATCCGGCAACGACCACACCAGCCACAAAATACCAACCAAGCGACCCGTTGTTTGTTGAGTTATTGCCAGCGTACCATGTCGTATCAAGGCTGTATGCCCTAACGCCTGTGATGGTAAGGTAGTCTGTTGTTGGTGTTGTGGCCTGACCGGATCCTGTGAACACAAGCGTAGCAGGAGATGTTGCAGAAGTTCCCGTGACTGTTAGCACCCGACCAGCTTCACCAGACGCACCAAACGCCCCTACACGCTGCGTTGTTGTGCCAAGTGCAATGAAGGTAGCGCCTGTGGCTTTGTAGGTGTTGGTGATATTGGCAAAGGTGTTGTTGCCTGTGATGGTTAGAGTACCTAGACCGCCTTGGTTGAGGGTGATTCCCGAGTAGGAGATGCCACCGCCCTCAAAAGATTTAGCCGATGCAGATGTAAGGCTAATTGTACCTGTGCCTGTAACACTGAGGTTGGTGGCAGTTGTTGCGGCAAATGCAGTGGTGGATGCAAGAACCCACGTTCCAGAACCGAAATTTATAGCTCTTATGTTTGAATTTGAGGTGCTAAACCCACCAGCACTCGCGGTTATGTTGTAGTTGTTGGCATCAAAAGTACCGCTGATTAATTGAAAAGATTGCGCACTAATAAAACTTGTAGTTATTGAATCTTGCAAAGTTACAAACCCGCTTGGACTGTTAATCGTAAAGCCTTGAGTAAACGTCCTACCAGCACTTGTAATGGTCTGCGTACCACGACCAGCAAAGGTCAGCGTACCCGTACCCGTCAGCGTAGTGCCAGTACCGTTAATCCAGTTGCCATAGATAAATGGTGTGGTTGACCCTGTTGCTAGCGTCATGGTGTTGCTGGTACGCGCCGACATGTCAATCGTGCCTATGTTGTAGGCAGCGTTGATGGTTGTCGTTGCGCCCGTTGCTGGACTTGTAGAAGTAAACACAGCAGAGTCTTGCGCTAGCGGGAAGTTGTTTACATCTGGCGTTCCTCCCGCAGATGTTGCCCACGCTGTTGCTGACCAGTTGTTGTTACCCGCAAGGTTCCAGTACACCGTCTTGGCAGCATCAAACGTAATGCCGCTGTTGCCTTTGCAGTCACCCAAGCGAGTACCACTTACAGGAGCAGCAGCGCCCGTTATGGCGATGTCACGGAAGTCAGCATCCGTTGCAGATACAGCAGCGCAGGTTAGTGTGCGGGTTGTGCCAAGAGTGTCAGAGCGCAGGAAATGCCGCATGGTTGCATCAGTTCCTGCGGAGAGCGTCAGAGTGCCATTAATGGTTTGGTTGGCTGTTACGCTGATGTTCTTCAATCCTACTGAAGTTAGGCCAGTGAACGAAAGATTGTTGAAGGTATTAGATCCGTTGAGGGTAACTGTACCTGCGCTAACGGCAGTAAAACTAACATTGTTAAAAGACAACCCGCCGCCATTAAACGTGCCGTTGTTGGTGCAAACCATACTGGACGTTCCAGCGCTGAACGTAAAATTTATTGCGTTTGTAAAACCAGAAGGAAGTGCTTGAACCGTAACAGTAGAAGACCCCCACGATAAAGATCGTGTATTACTGTTTGAAGACGAAAATCCACCAATCGTTACAGAAAAATTTGCAGTATCAAATGAACCATTTGTAACTGTTAGCGTAGTCCCTGCCCCGCCATCAGACCACGCACTTCCCAAAGACCACCCGCACCCAACACCGTTAACTACAGGGTTTCCCGCAATTGTTACGCCATTGGTCGTAAACGTCCGACCTGTAGACGATCCACTCAGAGTGATCGTTCCTGTGTAGCTACGAGTAATCCCGGTAGCAGCCAAGCTCACGTTGTCATGAATAGCCAAAGGTGCAGTACCAGCCCATGTGACGTTACCCGTCAAAGGTCCAGCCATTGTCAGTGAGCCGCAGCGCAGTTGAGTGGCTGTGCAAGTGACCGTATAAGCCGTTGCGTTAGACAACAAGTCAAACACCACAGCGTCAACAGACGTAGGCACAGAAGCACCGCCAGCACCGCCAGAAGAAGCTGACCAGTTGGTTGTATTGGTTGCAGTCCATGTGGCAGTGCCACCTACCCAGTAGCGCGTTACAGCAGCAGGTGCAGCGGTCAGGATAACGCCAGCACCAACACCAGTTGAATTGGCTCCTGCATAAAATTCACCGGGGGAAGTAGCGTTAAATGAGGTTGTACCCATTACAAGATAATCTACACCACTAACTCGCGCACCAACAATATTGTGTCCACCACCAGAGCCAGTGAAAGTTACAACATTTCCTGCTGTGCCAGTTATTGACCATTTACCAATATTTTGTGATCCTGTGTTCATGCTTACGGTATGAGCAACAGTTTTGGTTGAGGCCAATTCTGTAAAGGTATTGTCACCAGTAATAGTCAGGGTTGACGTACCTGTTGCGCCACCAATGGTCAGCTTGTTATAAGACCGACTACCGCCGTCAAATGTTCTTGCAGATGCGCTTGTGTTAGACAATACTATATTGGCAGTACCTTTATAGAAAATTGGAAACGTGGTCAAACCCCACACGGTTGATGTACCAGATAAAGTCCAAGTTCCTGAACCCATTTTTAATGTAGCACTTGAACTGCCGTTTGCAAACTGTCCGACTGTCACGTTGTAGCTGACAGCATCAAACGTACCACTGGTTAGGGTCAGCGTTCTTGTTGAGCTAAGTGAAAAAGCATCTGCAAGTTGAACTGTGCCTGTAACACCGTTAACAATAATTGGGCAGCCAAACGAAACACCATTACTGGTAATAGTTTGAGTCCCACGACCAGCAAATGTGATTGATCCAGTAGTCGTTGATGAAGTAATTCCTGTACCAAACAACCAATTGCCATAAACTAACGGAACAATTGAACCAGTGGTAAGTGTCATTGCACTTGTTCTTGCGCTGGCGTCAAACGTGCCAATGTTCCACGCAGCATTGATTGTGATCGTGCCTGTCACGCTACCCGTATTGTCAAACACCGCAGTGTCTTGAGCCAACGGAAAGTTGTTGATGTCAGGTGTGCCACCAGACGATGCAGCCCACCCTGTAGCACTCCAGTTCTGAGCGCCAGCAAGGTTCCAGTACACCGTCTTAGGTGCAGGGAACGTGATACCAGCATTGCCACCGCAGTCACCAGCGCGAGTTGGCGTTGAGCCAGCAGCAGCACCAAGTATGTCAATGTCACGGAAGTCGCAGTCGGTGGCGGCTAGAGTGCCTACTGTGAGATCACGCTGTGTACCGAGAGTGTCAGAGCGCAGGAAGATGCGTTGAATTGGTGAAGCGCCTACAACGGTAAGAGTTCCAATGATTGTTTGATTACCATATACAGACACTATCCTTAAACCAGCAGATGCTGGTGCTGTAAAAGTTAAATTATTAAAAGTATTTACGCCAACAATATCATGCGATGATGCAGTAGTGCCTGTAAAAGATACATTATAAAAAACCAAGCCGCCAGAATTTAAAGTAACTCCACCGCTGCTACAATTTATCTGTGAGGTTCCAGCATTCAGGGATAAGTTAGTGGTTTGTGCAAAAGACAAAGCTCCTGCTGAAGTTAAACTTAGCGTACTAGACCCAAGATTGATTGTCCTGACGTTGGTGTTGTTGGATGACAAAGAGCCAGCAGTGACCGCATAACCCTTTGTATCAAACGTACCGTTGGTGACGGTAATATTAGATGCGGTTGCAGCAAACGCATCAGCAAGTTCAACTGATCCACCATATGTATCTATAACAACAGCGCCAAAACTTTTACCTGCACTTGTTATTGTCTGTGTTTTTCTACCAGAAAAAGTAAGAGTTAAACCGCCGCCAATACTTGTTGCAGAACTGTTTATCCAGTTACCATACACAGTTGTTGCCGCTGTAATATTCAGAGTCATTGCGTTTGTACGCGCAGACATGTCTACAGAACCCGTGTAAGGGATAACACCATCTAGTGCTGCTGCACTACCAACATTCAATCCAGTGTTAGGAAACGCTGCTACGTCTTGTGCTAGTGGAAAGTTATCTGTACTAGCCGCACCACCAATCGTAGCCGCCCAATTGTTTCCGGCAAAGTTACTACCAGCAGCAGTTGTCCAGTACACAGTCTTTGACGCATTGAACGTAATGCCACTGTTGCCGCGCAAGTCACCAATGCGTGTGCCGCTTAAAGTGCCGCCAGCACCAGTGACGCGAATGTCTCTGAAGTCCACATCACTGACAGAGCCAATAGCGGCAATCCGCATATCGCGCATCAAGCCGTATGTAGACGAACGAATCCAAAGTCTACGGTTACCTGCTGTGCTACTGGTCGAGAATGTTCCTGCAATCACAAAGCCGTTACTCACCACAAATTCAGTGACACCAATGGCAGTTTCTGGCGTAAATGTCAGGTTAGCGCAGGTTGCGTTGTCCGTTACCGTTACGATGTAGTGAGCAGTGCCAGACCCTGAGTTAGCATCAAAGATTACGTTATCTGCTGACGTAGGAACAGACGCTCCACCTGCCCCGCCTGATGTAGCTGACCAGTTTGTAGTAGTGTTCCAGCTACCCGAGCCACCTCTCCAATAGCGATCAGCCATGCTTACACCTCCTCAATAGGAGGCACTTCTTCCACAGGTGGTGCAGTGACCACAGCAATCCAGTTATCAACACGCTGCTGCTTTATGGCTTGAATATCGTCATCCGTGAACGTGTGGTCATCAGGCAGATGCAAAGCATCGCGGAACAGGCCGTGGGGTGTGTCAAATTCAAAGTCGATTTTCATGTCAG